ATGCCGCTCGGTACGTTCAAGACCAACATCGCGGTCGAAGGCGGCATCGTCTCGGCCTCGTGGGGTACCGAGAACGGCGCTGTGGCGATCGACAGCCAGCAGACCTTCGACCAGCGGCAGCTCACCCCGAAGCGTCTCGCCGTGATCGTCAAGGCAAGCATGGAGCTCGTCGAGGACGCTCCGAGCCGCGGCCCGGGCTTCTCGGTCGAGACCATTGTCGCCGACCAGATGGCCCGCGCTTTCGCGCTCAAGGAGGAGGAAGGCTTCTCGACCGGCAGCGGCGCGAGCGGCGAGCCGAAGGGCATCTTCACCTACACCTCGAGCCAGATCAGCGACGGCAAGACCGCGGCGCTCGCTTCGGCGTTCACCGCGAACGAGCTCATCGACCTGATCTACTCGCTGCCTCGCCAGTACCGGACTTCGCCCGGCGTGGCGATCGTGTGCAACGATGCCGTGATCGCGGCGATCCGCAAGTTCACGAACCCCGGCAGCGGCACTTCGTTCCTGTCCTACCTCTGGGAACCGTCGTTCAAACTGGGCGAGCCGGATCGCATCATGGGCATCCCCATCTACGCGAACCAGTACGCGCCGTCCGTCGCGGCCAACGCCCGCGTCCTGATCATCGGCGACTTCTCGAGGTTCATCATCGGTACCCGTTCGGGCCTGTCGGTCCGCGTGCTGCGTGAGCTCTACGCGGGCAACGGTCAGGTCGGGTACATGGGCGTCGAGCGGGTGGACTGCGTGCCCACGGTGTACAACGCGTTCCGCTACCTGCGCATGGGCGCGAGCGGCTGATTCCTGATCTCTCCGTGCCAAAGGGGGCCGCGGTCGACGACGGCCGCGGCCCTCTTGCACTTCACGCGAGTCATGCAATGAAGATCCGAATCCTCCAGCAACTCGTCGGACCCGGCGTCGGCTTCGACTGCGGCGAGATCCTCGAGCGACCCGACGACGAGGCGAAGCGGCTGATCAGTGCCGGTATCGCTGAAGCCGTCCTTGAGCCGACAAGGGACGAGCGTGCGACTGTCGGCGACGCTCCTCGAAAGGCGACGAAGCGATGACGATGAACGTCGGCGTGACCGGAGCGAATGTCGCAATCACTTCGCCTGCCGAGGAGCCGCTCACGCTCGGCGAGGCGAAGCAGCACCTTCGCATGGATCACGATGCCGACGATACGCTCATCTCCGGCTTGATCGTTGCCGCTCGCGAGCACGCCGAGGCGTTCTGCCGTCGACCGTTCGTCAGCCGCATGTATACCGCGACCTTCTCGAGATTCCCCGATCGCGGCAAGCCGCTGTGGATACCGATGCCCGGCGTGATCACGCTGTCGTCTGTGTCATACGCGGATCAGACCAACACGACCGTGTCGATGACCGGTTCGGATTACCGACTCGTTCGTGGCCCGACACACCACAGCATTGAGCTTCCGCCCGGAATCGCCTTGTGGCCGTGGACTGCATTGCGCGGCGATGCAGTCACGCTGGTCTACACCGCCGGATATGGCTACGCGGCAGATGTGCCTCGAGGCATTCGATCGGCGATGCTTCTTCTCATCGGTCATCTGTATGAGAATCGCGAGGCCGTCAGCAAGGAAGCGGGAGCCGAGGTGCCTCTCGGCGTGCAGCCGCTTCTCTTTCCGTTTCGGTCAGGAGAGATCCGATGAGGATTGGACGACTCAGGAAGCGTGTTCGCATCGAGCGTCCGATCCGCACGGCCGACGAGTACGGCCAAGGCATTCCGGCGTGGGAGCTCGTCAAGGAGATCTGGGCCGAGATCAGTCCGATGCGTGGAGACGAGGCGATCCTCGCGCGTGTGCCGACGGGGACAGTCACGCATCGCATCACGACGCGATGGTCCGGCGAAGTGCCTGACAACTCGTGGCGCATCGTGTTCGGTTCGCGGTCGTTCCAGATCACCGAGCGGACCAACTGGCTCGAGCGGAACATCTACCTCGACATCATGGCAAAGGAGATCTTGTCATGAGCATCGTCCCGGTTGAAGTGACGATGACCGGCATCGAGAAGCTTCTCGGCGAGTTCAATCGCCTGAACTACCGGATGCAGCAGAAGGTCATCGGCAAGGCGGGTCGTGCTGCACTTGATCTGATCCAGCCCGAAGTGCGTGCCAATATGCTCGGCCTGCCGTTTCGCAATCCGCCAAGCAACAAGAATGTACGCAGCATGCTTGCGAGGGCGGTCAAGAAGAAGACCAGCAACAAGAGTACGACCTCGATCGTGTCGCTGTTCCTTGACTACAAGACCGGGTCATATGTGCGGTACGCACACCTGTTCGAGTTTGGTTTCAACCATTACACCGCGGGTCGGATGCGTGCATACAACATGATGACGCGTCCTTGGCTCGCGAAGTCAGACGAGATCCAGCGGGCGCTTGCGGAACGAATGGGTCAACTGCTGAATGAGGCCGCGGGCAGATGAGCATCGAGATCGAACTTCGCGACATGCTTGTTGCCGCTGGAAACGTTTCCACGCTGGTAGGCAGTCGCATCTTTCCCGCGATGCGAATCGAGGACACGCCGCTTCCGGCCGTCGTTTACACGACTCGACGCAGTGATGCCGAGCAAGCGCTGGCCGAACAGGTCACGCTTGCCAAGTCAAACATCCGGTATGAGTGCATCGCCACGACGCTGGCGAGCTCCCGTGCTGTTGCCGAAGCCGTGCGTCAGGCAATCGCAGGCACCACCGGCGCGCTCGGCAGCATCGATCGTATCGCGGTGCGATTCATCTCGCTCGAGGATTACTTCATCGAGCCGTTTGACGGAAGCGGCGACCCGTTGTTCTCGACCACCCTCGAGTTCGAAGTCTTTCACAGCATCCCATCCATCGGAGTCTGAATCATGGCAGCATCACCCTCATACGGCACAACCATCACCATCGGCGGCACGGCGGTCGCGGGCGTGAAGTCCATCGACGGTCCGCAGATCTCTCGCGAGATCATCGACATCACCAGCATGACGGATTCTCACAAGGTCAAGGCACCGGCCCGGCCGAACAGCGGCACCGTCACCGTCGAGCTTCTTCTCGAGGACCACTCGGCTTTGCTCGCCACGCTTGATGACACCGTGACCAACACTGATGTTCCTTCGCCCGTCTCTGTGACGATCGCCTTTGCGGGCGACGGCGGGTCGTATGCCTTCGACGCGTTTGTCACTGGCTTCACTCCGAAGGCCAGTGGCGACGAGGCGTTGACCGCGACGGTCACGCTCGAGATCACCGGCGCGGTGACGGTGTCGTGATGAATCGCGAACAGATCCTCGCCCGCCGCGCGACACGCATCGTCGCGATCGAGGTGCCGGAATGGAACGATGTCGTGCATCTTCGCGGCTTGACCGTCGGCGATCGCGATCGCATCGACCAGTTCGTCCACGACTCGAAGCAAAAGCTCGCCGGAATGCGATCGCTTCTTCTGTCCTTGTGCCTGTGCGACAAGGATGGCAATCGCTTGTTCACGGACGCGCAGCGATCGGAGCTCGACACGCTTGACGCTGGCGTTGCGGAGCGGTTGTTCACGGCCGCGATGCCGCTTGCCGGACTGTCGGCGGAGGATGCAAAGGCCATCGAGGGAAACTCCAAGACCGGCCCATGAGGCGATTCCTGCTCAGGCTCGCCGGTCACTTGGGAATGACGGTCAGGGATCTTGAGGACACGATGGACATGCGGGAACTCCTTGAGTGGGCATCCATCGCGAAGAAGGAACCGCTGGGCATCGAGCGGCTCGAGTGGCTCATCGCACAACTGTGCGCGATGACTTACAACGCGCATCGCCCGAAGCATGCTCGCACTGCTTCGCCGGACGATTACATGCCGTGGATGAAGGCCGAGCCGAAGGACGGCGGCTTCGGTGCAAGCCAAGCGGCTTTCGCGATGCTTGCGAGGAAGCGAGGCTGACATGGCAACCGTCGGCACTCTCTTCGTCAACATCGCCGCCAAGACGCAGCCGTTCATCAACTCGGTGCGTGGATCGGTCAAGCAACTGCAGACGATGGCGTCCAGCAAGACTTCGGCGCTTGGCGGTGTCGTTGCCGGCTTCGGAGAGAGATACGGTGCCGCACTGTCCGCCTACGGTCGCACGACCAAAAGCATGTTCACGGGACAGACCGCCTACAGCGGCTTCTCAAAGATGTCGGCGGCGATGTTCGCGGTCTCGCCCGCGACCGGTCGGGCCATGTTTGCGCTTGGGCGATTCGGCAACCAAGCGATGGGCGTCGCAGGAAACATCGGCAAGTCGTTCAAGGGGCTCGCGAATACCTTCGGCTTCGGCAAACTCACGGGCTTGCTGTCGCTCGTCGCGGTTGGCACATTCTTCGGATACATCACGAAGCTCAGCATCAGCCGGTTCAAGGAGCTGCGGACTGCGCTTTACGACATCACCAAGCAATGGCGCATCATCTCGTTCGAGGCGGCAAGGGCATTTGCCCCGGCAGTCAAGGCGATCATCGATCTGACCTCGATCAAGTTGAAGGAATACTTCGACTCGTCCAACGGCTCGCTTCAGGCAATGGCGCAAGGCGCGCTCACGATTGCGACGCTGTTCTTCTTTGCGGCCGACGCGATCAAGATCGTGTGGAACGTCGTGACGGCGCTCGGTCGAGCCATCATCGCCGGGATCGTGCGACCGCTTGCCGCACTCGAGGCCGTGACCGATGCTGCAGGCATCACTGACTCGGCGACCAATATGATGTGGGACATCCATCAGCAGATGGCGGAGGGCATCAAGGAGGATATGTTCGACATCGGAGATGCGGGCATGGGATTCGGATCGACCTACGCTGCATTCGAGAAGGGGATGCGTGATGTCGAGGCCGGGCCGGGAGCGGCGGGCATGACCGAGACCGGGTGGGGCGGCAGCACGATGCTCATTGACGAGGCGAGGAAGCAGAACAACCAACTGCAGCGGATCGAGAACGCGATCCTCAGGACCGGAGGTCTGACTTGAACATCGAGATCGTCGAAGAGACGCAGTCGCATGCGCTTGCGGTCGAGTGGGAAGGCGGCACGCAGACCTTCACCCGCAAGTTCATCGCGATCGCCCGCGAAGGCACCGGGACAGATACGTGGTCGACGGCCGACATCCTCGACAAACTCGCAACGTCTCCGCTGTCCGTTGCCGTCGGCGAAACCTACCCGTCGGGAAGCACGACCTACGGCGAGCTCGTGTGCCGCAGCATCTCGCTCGAGCCGGTCGCGAATGTGGCTGCGTACAACATCACCGCCACATACACGACCCTGATGCGATTCGAGGGGCAGGGTCCGGTCTT